GACGTTTCAGGACGACCTGCACACGATGGTGCTGGTCAACATCGAGGACAACCCGTTCGCCGGGCCCGAGCTGATGATGGAGCGCGAGAACGACAAAAAGATCATGACGTCGGCGCAGTTTGCCCATGTCTGGCAGGGGCATACCCTGGACGACGTTGAGAACAGCCTAATCGACTCCGACTGGTTCGAGTCGGCGCTGGAGATAGGGGATAAGATCAATTACAGACAATCTGGCAGTAGGGTCGTCGGGTTCGATCCGTCGGATGTCGGGAGGGACGCGTCTGCGGTCGCTATTCGCCACGGCGCTCGGGTTCTTGAGCTGGCGCTCAAGCACGAGGGTGACGTCGCAAGCAGCCTCGACTGGTCCGTCGACTTCGTTGATAGGTTCCACGCGGACTCCTATATCTATGACGGAGACGGTATTGGCCTTGGCATTGCCAGAGAGGTGGAGAGGGCGCTTGGTCCCCGCAACGTCAATGTATCGGCGTTCCGAGGTGGAGCTGGCCCTGAGAATCCATCTGCAATGTATAACGATTTCAAGACAAATAAGGATGCTTTCAATAACCGCCGGAGTCAGGCGTTTTGGAATCTCCGCGAGAGGTTTATTAAGACACACCAGGCGCTCGATGGCGGCGAGTACATAGACCCCGACGAGCTCATCTTTTTGCCGAAGGACCACAAGCTGATCGGTCAGCTGCGCTCAGAGATATGCCGCCTGCCCATTAAGCCGCACCCGGCGGGCAAGCTGGCCCTGGTCCCAAAACCAGAAATGGCGCGGCCACCCTTATCACTTCCCTCGCCCAACCTGGCGGATGCCCTGGCCTACTGCTTTTTCGTCCAGGACTTCATCCAGGGTAGCTGGTCGAAGCCACTAGAATATACGGAAGCCTTTATATGATCGACATGGAAGACCTAAAGGGCGTTATCGCGTCGGAGATGGAAAACTCCCTGACCGACGAGCTCGTCTCTAAGAAGCAGATGGCCATGAAGTACTACCGGGGCGAGCTGCCAGAGCGGCCAGAAGTCGCCGGGCGCTCCAGCGTTGTGAGCACTGATGTGGCAGATTCCATTGAGTGGCTGCTCCCAAATATTATCGAGTCCCTGAGCGGTAAGTCGGTCAAGTTCATGCCGGTATCTGCCCAGGATGAGAACCAGGCGATGCTCGAGACGGACCTGTGCCACTTTGCGTGGACAGAGGACAATAACGGATTCCTGAGCCTGTATGAGGCGGTAAAGGACGCGCTGCTGATTGGCGTGGGCGTCCTAAAAATCTTCTTTGACGACGCGCCCGAGCGCAGCGTCGAGCACTACACCGGGCTGGACGAGAACCAGCTGCAGGCGTTGCTTGGCTCGCCCGAAATTGAAGTGACCCAGATCGAGCGGTCCCAGACAGAAGGCATCGCGGTTACCTGCGCCAGGATAGTGAGCCAGGGAAGAATAAGAATTGAGGCAGTGCCGGTCGAAGAGTTTAGGATATGCGACTCAGCCGACTCCTTGAATGTTGATGAGGCTCGATTTGTTGCCCATACCGTTCGCCGGTCTGCCTCAGACCTATTGGCCCAGGGCTATGACCCCGAGGCCATCGAGAACGCGAGTACAGAGTACCTCGACCGCGAGGTGGGCACCTTTAACCTGCCGACCAACCTGGACGAGTCCGAGCGCCAAATTGTTGTTACCGAGGCATACGTCCGCTACGACGTCCAGGGCGACGGAATATCTGAATTGCTCAAGGTCACCTATACCGGCGAGACCGACCCAGACGAGATCCTTAATATAGAGGAAGTCCCTTTTCTGCCCTTCGTAACGCTGTCTGCCATACCCACGCCGCACGAGTTCTGTGGCGTCTCTATCTTTGATCGGACACGTCAGATACAAGATGTGAAAACGTCGGTGCTGCGCACAACCTTGGATGGTATGTACTACCAGAACCATAAGCGCACCGTAATCGTTGAAGGGCAGGTCCACATCGATGACGTCCTGACACACAGACCCGGCGGCATCATCCGCGCCAAGAGCCCCAATGCCATCCAGGAGCTGGGCGGCCAGTTCTTCAGCGGAGAGGCGCTGCAGCTCTTGAATTATGCGGATGGGCAGAAAGATCAGCGGGTAGGCGTATCGCCCCAGGCATCCGGCCAGAACGCCCTTTTGAACCAGGATAGTGCTCACGGAGTGGAGCGCCTGATGACCGCCCGCGAGGCCCTCATGAACATGATGGTGCGCTCCGTGGCTGAATCCGGACTTAAACCTGCTTATAAGAAGATCCGCGACCTGATGGTCATGTACCAGACGGCGACGGTTCCCTGGAAGTGGCGCGGTGAGTGGATGAACATTTCGCCCACCTCATGGGGCCCGCGCAGCCGCATCATGTGTACCGTGGGCAGTGGCACCCAGGACGACCAGGCCAAGGTGGCATCGCTGCAGCAGCTACTCGGCGTGCAGCAGGGAATGCTGGCCAATGATCCGATGAATCCCCTGTGCGACTACAACAAGATCCACAGCACCCTGAAGACCCTAATTAACCTCTCGGACATTGGCGATGCCGACCAGTTCCTGTATGACCCTCAGTCTCCCGAAGGTCAGGGCTACGCGCAATCCAAACAGCAAGAGGGGCAACAATCACAGCAGAAGGAGATGGAGCGCGAACAGCAGCAGCTCGAATTCCAGAAGCAGGCCATGCAATCGCAGCAGGTCCTGGCGCAGGCTGAGATGGCTAAGTCCCAGGCCACCCTACAGGTGGGCCAGATGAAGGCGCAGATTGACCAGCAGAAGGCTTCCCACGCGGCCCAGATCGAGGCACTCGAGGCGCAGCTCCAGGCTATGTCCGATTCCAAGGACGACGACTTCCGCCGCATGAAGCTACAGACGGATGCCGCCCTAGAGCTCACCAAGCTCGAGGTTGCTGCCAAGAAGGACCTGTCGCAGCAGAACGCGGACAACCAGGCCGGCAAGGTAGACAGTAAAGCTGCGCCCAAAGCGAGTAGTAAATAACGTCAATGGCTATTAGTGCTGCAGCAAAACTTGTCAAGGCCCTTGCTAAGACTTCCAAGAAGAAGGCTGGCGAGTGGGATGAGGCTGCGTGGATTACAGAAAATCCACACCCGGTAAAGGGGTGGCCGGAAAGACACGCCAGTGATTTTTCCCCAGATGAAAAAAGAAAGCACGCCGTCTGGAAGACAAGAAAAAGCAAAGCCAAAAGAGTTTCTAGCCCTGAAGGTAGGGCGGCCGAGGCGGCGGCTACAGAAAATTACCACAAGGCACTGCGAGATAAGTATCAGAATAACCCTGATCTTTTTGACGCTGATTACCCGAGACCTCACGCAGGCGTCCCGCAGTCCCAGATGACCCCGGCGCAGAAAAGAGATTATTCCGCATGGGTCCAAATGCGGGGCAGAGCGGGTCTAGCGGATTCTCACGATCTTACTAAGAGAAGCACAGACTTTGATATGAACGAGTTTGTCAGGGTGAACGGGGAGAGGCCGCACTCAGGCATCAAGATTAAAGACATGACGCCAGAGCAGGAGCGGGAATACAACAACTGGAAGACCAGACTGAGTAGGGCAAGGAAAAACCCAGAGGCGCTAGAGGAGATGCGGCGCAAAGATGCGGAAGCTCAGCAAGCCATTAGGGACGCTAGGACGCCAGAAGAGGCGGAGGAGTATAAGGCGTGGCTTCGGCAGTATAGAAAGGACAATCCCGAAATCACAATGGAGTCGGACGCTAGGAAGCGGGCTCAGAGAATGAAGCGACTGCCGAGCTGGCAAAGCGACTTGGACAGGAAAAACATAAGCGAGATTTACGATGTCAGAAGGTTGGTCGACGAGCTGACCGGTATTCCTCACCACGTTGATCACGTCATCCCGCTGCAGGGTAAAAATGTTTCCGGGCTGCATACACCAGACAATTTGCTGATCGTACCTGCACGAGAAAACATGTCAAAGAAGGCGAAGTTTGATGCCGGAGACTTGCCACCTAAAGCTGGCATACGGAACGCCAGAGCCTTACTGAAAAAACTAAGGGAGCAGCATGGACGCTGAAGAAGAAACCAAGAGAGCCAAGCTGGCTCAAAGTGACCTCAATTTAATCCAGGAATTCCTAGACCTAGAGAGGAGCAGATTATTTGAACAGTTCGCAGGCTCAGTGCCGTGCGAAGACTTGCATGAAGTTCACTCACAAGCCCGTGCATTAACCAGTCTCGAGGATTTCCTCATAGACCTAATTCACACGGGTAAATTGGCAAATGCAAATAAGGAGCAACAATATGTCTGAGAATCTTCACCCTACATCAGCACCAGAGGGCGGTGAATCAGCCGTAGATCAAGTGGCCGGAATCTTAGAAGAGGAAGGCTTAACGTCGTCGCAAGACGACACTACCACCGACGAGTACGAAGCAGAATCTTACGACGGCGATGATGACGGTGATGACACCGAAACTGAATCTCCTAATCAAGACGATGATGACGACGACGAGTTTGATGGTGATGAAGAGGAAGGACTTGCAGCGTTAGCTACTGAGCTAGGAGTCGACAGCGACAAATTGGGCCTGGATCCTGATGGGAACATAGTCGTCCGAGTCAAGGTGAATGGAGCCGACAAAGAAGTCTCTTTAACGGAAGCTATCCAGGGCACACAGTACCGAGCTGCCAACGATCAGAAGGCGCAAGAGCTGAGTGAACAACGGAAAACTTTCGACACCGAAAGGCAAGCGGTCGCGGCAGAATTCACGAACCGACTTCAGCACATTCAAGGTGTAGGCAATATGCTCGAGCAGAAGTTAATGGCCGAGTATAACAACACAGATTGGGCAGCGTTAAGAGCAGCAGACCCTGCAGAATTTGTGGCCCGGCAGCACGAGTTTCAGCAGCGTAACCAGGAGCTGCACCAGGCCGGGCAGGCCATTGGCCAACAGATGCGCCAACAGCAAGAGAATGCTGAAAAGCAGTGGCAGTATGAGCGCGCACAGATTTTATCTAGTGAGCGCGAGGACATGGTCAACTCAGTTCCCGAGTGGAAAGACGAGGCCGTCATGAAGAAGGATCTAGGACAACTGGTTGAGTATGGCCGGTCCCTGGGCTTCGCAGATGACGACCTATCTAACGTAATCCACAACCGAGAGCTGCAAGTTCTTAGAAAAGCATTTCTATACGATCAAGGTCTTAATGTCGCTGAAAAGAAGGTTCAGAAATCTCCCACGATGCAGCGAGCATCAAATGGACGCTTCGTTTCTAAGAAGGGAAGCAAAGTCGACAAATTAGTCGAGAGGGCCAAGAGCGCACGCGGAGGCGATAGACGAGAAGCCTCAGCGGACGCCGTTCTGGCCATATTAGGAGAAAGTTAAAATGGCTACAGGTACTATTACAGGACGCGATCTTGCTGACATCAAGACCGGAGGACTGATCAAAGAATCGGTTATGGACAAAGTGCATGATTTATCAAAAATCTCACTGCCTTATACCGAGATGGTTGGAAAAAGCACCCATAAAAATGAACGTACCGATTGGATTTTGGATCGTTTAGAAGCACCAGACCTGACCAACGCGGTAGTTGACGGTAGCGATGCCGGAGCTGCACAGGAAGCATCAGGTGAGCGCGTAGGAAATCACTCACAGTCTAGTGCGCGAGTGATCTCTGTTTCGCATCGAGCGGACAAGTCTGACCGCTTCGGCGCGGCTCGCGAGTTTGCCTATCAGCTAACCCGGGCCTCAGACCACCTGAGACGTGACATTGAGGCAATAAGTTTGTCAGATCAGGCATCTGTTCCTGACGACGGCGCATCAACCGCAGGCAAGACCGGAGCACTCGGGTCGTGGCTATCCACCAACGTAGTAGACGCCTCTGGCGCCGCTGTTACTACAGCTGGATACAACCACAGCACGGGCAAGACGACTAAGCCAGCCGCTCAAACTGGTGCAGCTCTGTCTTACAGCGCCATCAAGGATGTCATCCAGTCTGTGTATGAGGAAGGCGGAGACGTATCGGTACTGATGGCTCGCCCATCTGTTGTCGCTAACATCTCTGAGTTCTGCTACTCGAGTGACGTGCCCATTGCGTCATTAACTGCGGATCAAGGTAAGTCGCAGGACAAGCAGGCAGCAGTAGGGGCAATCTCAATTTTGATCACCGATTTTGGGAAAGTGAAACTTGTATCTAACCGCATCCAGCAGCCTTTCGGCAATAACACAGATACAGTTTATCTCCTTGATCCTGCCTACCTTAGCACTTCATACCTGTCTGGCATCCAAGGTTACGACCTTGCCAAGACCGGCCTCTCAGACAAGAAAATGCTTGCCTGTGACTGGACCGTGAAGGTGCTGAATGAGCGAGCGCAAGGAATGATCCTCGGCGTTGACTCTGCAGTGCCAGTAGTGGCTGCACCAGCAGCCGGCGGCGGAGAGTAAACCTATCGCCCCTCTCCGGAGGGGCTTTTTTCCAAGGATTGGACATGACTGAATTTACAACAACAGACGGCATAACAGACGTTAAGTGGAAGCACCAGGCACACGAAGATAAGTGGTACATCGAAAAGAAGGCGCGCAATCACGACGCGATTGCAGAGTTCGCCCAGGACACAAGACGGCGCGGTGGCACTAAGACACATAACGACCAGCGCGTTGTAGCAACAATCCCGGAAGAGATTTTCTTTTCCGCCAACGACGGTCTGACGTATGGCGGCAAGTACAAGGGCTTCATGAGCGCAGACCACGACACGCAAGAAAAATTACTTTCGCAGTTCATGCTGGAGCCCGAGGTACGGATCTTTATGCTGAATGACAACTACAGAGTTTAATGACGAGGGCTGCAAATGATTGGTCAGATGGTTTTAGGGGAGACCCCGTTTGGGGAGGTTTTAATTAAAGCCTATGTTGACCGTGGCTGGCAGAGACAGTGCCGCGACGATATGACCTGGACCAAGAAGGCGCCGGCGATCGTGAACCTGAAGCCGTGCGGCTACAGCATCCTCGACCAGCAGAAGGGGCTGAAGATATGAATTATGGAGAGGTCATTACTGCGGCCAAGGCTTACGTCGACAGGTACGACGACGAGCTGGCTGCGGTGATTCCCAGCTTCACCCGTGTGGTGGAGTCAAAG